CTCAAGGTGCATCTGTGTCAACTTGAACCACCATTATCTCGCCTAACCACACGGCGAGCCTCCCGACGGGGAGTGGGCTACAGTGGGTCTTTCGCTGCTTTGCAATCCCGCCATGTTCGGCACCGTGCCGTTGGAGGTATGTGCGCATTGCTACGAAGACGAGTTCGCAACCCTGGCCGAGCCGTATCCTTCGCCAGAGGAAGAGCAGTGGTATGTGCGCGATTGTGTGGTGCCGACGACGTGTTCGCGCTGCGCTTGTGCAATGTACCGGTTTTCGGCCAGATGGCCGTTTTACGACGAGGAAGTCGTTAAGACGGTGTATATATCGGCCAGCACTTTGGCTCATACTCGCTCCCTTGCCGGGAAGTGTTATGCAGCAAATGCCTGGGGAACCAAACCTGCCAATGCCGAGTTGCAACTCAACAACCTCCAAGCTGCCGAGCCGGGTGCCGTGCGTAAGAACGCGGCCCTGACTATAGGCACGTGGGCCGTGAGGGACGAGCTCTCGCTCAAACGGAGGGGTTTTTGTGGATCCTGTGGTCTCGGCAGTATCCAGGGGACGTCCTGGAAACGATGGCGTGAACCGGAGGTGAAACAGGCTGGCGGCGACGAGGAGCCAGCACCGGGGGAGGCCATTTTGGCAGCCTCGGAGGATGGGGCGGGGGACGCTGCCCGCCCCGATCCTGACGCGAAGATTGCGGTTCGATCACCGCCAGGCCTCACATTTGGGGCCGACGAAGCCGTGGCATCGGAAGTAGTCGATGCGCAGCAGCGCGCCTTTGCGGAAGGTGGCACCTTGACGGGCTCTACGGCCCACGTCAAGACCACGACAGCCGACACGGAGGGACAGGCGGCCGATGACGAGGCCGACATTGGTGTCCGTACCGCACACGGCAGATTCCCGCACATGGGCGACAATAGAGTGTTCCTCTTCAATGGGGACCCTCGTAATCTCGAGGCAGCACAGGCTTTGCGTGACAACGGAGTGGGCAATTTTGACCCATCGATACGCGAGCACAAGAGCATGGAGCGGGCATTGGCCGGATTGGAGGAACGCCTCTTCACCGACAATGCCATGAGAAGCTCACTGTGCCGCTACGAGAATGTATGCAGGACGGCGATGCCGAAGAAACTTTCGGAAGAGCAAAAGATGCAATGGCATCTGGACGCGATGAACCAAGCTGAAGGAGGACGCGGGCTTTTCTTGGATAGGCCATCCTTCAGCAAGTTCATAGCAGCTTTTCCCAAATCAGAGGTGAGTGCGAAAAACAAGCCGCGCCCTATCGCGAACCACAAAGAGGTCCGCCTTACGGCGCTTGCGAAAATCGCATGGATCTTTGAAGACGTCATGTTTCACGGGTTGGAACAAATGAGCATCAAACACCGCG